GAGCGCACAGCCATTTACTCAAGAACACGGTGAACCCCCGGTATCTGCATGCAACGATATTCGACTTGTCCTACCCATTCGGCTGACTGATACATGGCACGCTCTACGGCTGGTTGGATTTTTTCGCAGTGCGGATCATCGGCTCCGGCGACATAGACCCGCAGCACCGTCACTTCCGGCTTCATGTCACCGAGGTTGAGGGAGAGCACCAGGAGTACTGGAACAAAACTCATAGACGTCCAGGCAATTGGGGTGTGGATTATCGGTGTCCGCGACGACGATAGGAGAAGGGAGTGGGTGACGCAATTGGGGTATTGTCTCCGGCCAGAATGCCGCTGTACGACCAGGTGCCATGCTGACGATCCGATTGATCGAGGGTGCCGTCGGGAAGGACGGGTGCGAGCAGCGCAATGAGCGCGATGCCGACCGATGACGCGCGTTTGCTGCGGGTGTCGAGGTCAGCCATCAGGGTCCGGTTCCGATTTCGCCGCGGGTATAGGTGGTGCCGTCATCGCTGACCGTGGCCTTGTGATCGACGGTCACGGCATCGTCGGCGTACACACGCAGCGTTGTGGCGTCTTGGGTGACTTTATTCCGTAAGAACTTAAACAAATACCCAATCTTCTTGACGAGCGTGTTGGTGGCGGCGGGGGCTTCTTGCCCTGGTTCCGCAAAGGTATCGACGTTGAGCACATCCAGCACCTCGGCGTTGACATCGGCTTTGGCTTGGGCGGCGAGCGAGCCGATGCTGCCGACGACATTCCCGCCGACGTTGCCCGTGACGCTGCCGACCGCTCCGGTTACGCTGCCGACAGAGCCGCTGAGATTGCCGGTGATGTTCCCGGTGATGTTCATGGTTTGATCGGGGAGGGTGATGTTGGTCAACCCGGCCCCGGCGACGCCGATTTCCGCCGTATCGGTCTCAATGTCGGCGGCCTTGTCGCGGATGGCCTCCAGGCTATCGGTGGTTTGATCGTAGGTAAAGGACCCGGCGGTTTTGGACAGGACTTCGTGGAACACACTGCCGACGGTCGGGGGCGTCAGTCCGTCGATGTCGCTGTCGGCATTCAACAGTTCATCGAGGCGATGCGCCACCAAGCCGTCCTCGACTTCGCTTTGCACTTCGGCATCCCAAGCCGCATTCCAGGGGATCGCGGTGAGTCCGGCTCCGGCGCTCCCGATGTCGTCCGTTTGACTCTCGATATCGACGAGGTTGGCCGCCAGGTTGGCTCCACTGCCGAGGTTCGAGGGCGATCCGAGCTTGTTGTCGAGTGCGGTGATTGCGGAGGCCGTGGCCAGCCCGCTCTGAATCTCTGCCACCGCATCGGCAGCAATCGCATCGGCATCCACCGCCCCTGTGGCGATCGCCCCGACTGACGCATCCATACGGCCACCTACAAGAGCCGCCGGGATTCTGGTTTGCAGATTGTCCGTATCGGCTTGCACCGCCGCGATGTCTGCGCTGAGGCTGGCGCCGACGGGAGCTCCGAGCCTGGTGTAATTGTCGCCGGTCTGCGGGAAGGTCGTGTAGATCTGGACCGTCACCGGTACCGCGCCAGTCCCGATGAAGGTAAAGGCGACATGATCGTAGTTGGTCTCGGCTTGGGCCGGCGTGTAGGTATGAAAGCCATTGCCCTCGTGCGTGCAGGCCCCGCTCCCCACAGAGCCGACCGCTTGGGTGCCGCCATTGCCGGTCACGTAGCACGTCACAGCCCCAGTGAAGGCCGATCCATCTGAGGCGGAGACCATCTGAGCGCCCACCACTTGAGAGGCCACGTTCTTTTTCACGGTCCACCGACTCCTACAAGGACATTGGAGTTACGCGCCCAGGACGACTTGAATCCCCCGCCAGCCGCCGCGACCACATACGGATCATCGTCGACGTGAGATCCGATGGGCGCCCACGCAATGGGCGGGCCGTCTTCAGACGAAAGCGATCCGTTCAACGTCCACGTCCGACCGTTGCCGCTGTAATCGGTGGGACCGTCGCTGGATGTCCATAGGGGATAATAGCTGTTCAGGTTGGAGGGGAAGACCGGAAGGTAGCAGCGGCGCTCTGCGTCCAATTCATCCTGTGAGAGCACCCGATCCCAGATTTTGACGGCAGCAATTGCGCCATCGAATGGCTCACTGTAACGATTGTCGAAGAGGCGGAGGAGATCGGGCGCGTCGCTATAGGACGTGCCGCTGATCGTGGTGATGGGGTCGAGGCCGAGGCTGGCGTAGGCTGCGACGCTGCCCGCGCTGGCGTGGGTGTACGCGCACCAATACCAGGAGCCGACGGTGGTGCTGCCGAGAATAACCGAATCCAACGCATTATGGTTGAGCGCCAGTTCGTTGTTCGCGTGCAGTTGGAGTCCCAGATAGGTCGTGTACCCGACGTTATCGAGGGCGATCAAGGACTGGTTGACGGCTCCGAGATCCGTTGCTTGTTTGAACCAGAGCGAGACGGTGTGTCCGGCCATCGGAGGCAGGTTCGTGGTGCGCGAGAGATAGTCACCGCTGGCATCGGCTCGTACCGCCATCGTCACACATCCGCATATTCAAACTCAACGGAGAGGAGCAGGACATTGCCCGCGTAGGAGGTGCCGCTCGCGTCGATGTACAGATACCCGAATACGCTGTCATCGACCGCATAATCGCCCGCCGTGAGCGTGATACTCTGCTCGATCAGGTCCTCATCGCTGTGGGCGCTGCCGCTCGATCCGATGGTGGCCGACACGGTTTGCTCGGCGTCGAACGTGCCATCAGCGGCTTCGTTATTGGCCACCGCCCACTTGCGGAACCCCCATCCCAACGTATCGCTCGCGCCTGGAGCGCCGTCGAGCACGCCCTTGACGACGAGCTTGGGCGACCCGACGTAATTCTTGGGGATCGACACCCGGACATACACCCCTTCATCGGCTCCGCCATCGGCCAGCACCCAGCATTGCTGCGTGCCGATGGAGGGGGCCGTCGCCGCCGTGATTTGATCGCCGACGCGGGAGGTCGGGACGCCGCTGTCCTGGCCGACAATCTGGCAACTCTTGCGGAATGTCGCCATCAGCCACCCCGGAAGACTTTATGGAGCATCCAAGCAATGACCAGTTTCCGGGCCATCGACGCCGTTGTCGTGAAGCCGATGGCGGCGTCAATCTGCGCCTTCAAGGACGCTCGCCCGGCTTCCCACCAGTCTTCGATGGCCTGCCATGCGGCGAGCAATTGCGTTTTCGACGGCAGCGTCGGGCGTGAGGCCGGATCATCCGCCGCCTCACGAAAGAACGTCAGCCGCATCGGCTTGTATTCAGAGGGGCCAATCACCGCCATACTCGTGCGTCTCCTTGGGCGTCGGCGCGGATTACGTCGTCGTCAGTGTCTCGCGGAGCCGCGCAAATTCCGCTCGGACGTTGGCGACCTGTGCCGCCAGATCGTCGCGGACCGTTTCAAACTGTATAATGTCTTGGCGAAGCTGCTCGCGGCGCATCGCGCTGTCTGTTTCGGCCTGCGCCGCACGTGCCTGCGCGGTCTGGATGGTCTGGTCGAGTTCACGAAGCTTCGCGTTGGCTTTCCGCTCGGCGTCGGCTATTTGACCTTGGAAATAGGCGCGTTTATCGTCGAGCTCGGCCTGGAGTTTGGCCACCGCCGCCGCATGCGCGGCTTGCACCTCCGCCCGCATCGTGTCGTAGCGCGACAGCGTGGATTGATGCTCGGCGTCGGCTGCCGCCGCACGCGCCGCGATGTCCTGCCGCTTTTTCTCCAACGATTGTTCCAGCTTGGCCACGTCTCCGACGGCCATCAGAGCCTCAGCGATCCGGACAAGCGCGTGGGTTTCTCGTTCTTTGTCGGCTCGCAACTTATGGAGCGTGGCGAGCGCGTCGTCGAGCGTCTTATTGGATAGCGATCCGAACATGCGCAGCGCTCCCCGTGTTGCCGGTGGGGGTCGTCGTACACGCCACCACCAAGCCGTTATTAAAGACTAAACCTCCGTTCGGCAGCCCATCGCCCAAGGAAATCGGGCCTGCGCCGCTGTCGAGGAGCACGACCCAGGTGGGCACCGTCGTCCCGACCGTGACATCCGCCGCAGAAGCCGCATCGAACATCTGCAAACAAATATCAGCGGCGGCGGAGGCGGCGAAGATTTTGGCAGCCGTCACGACAACCGGTTGGCTCCGCAAGAGGACCGCAGTTTCCGCCACCGAGTTAGACGACAGGAGTTGGGAGTAATTCATGGGTTAGTAACCCTTTTTCTTTTTCGCTTTCGCTTTCTTCATGCACCGTCCTGTTGGGGCGAGGATGTGCCTCGCCCCGGTCAAGGCTTACCGTTTCTTTTTCTTCTTCTGATGTGGGAGCGGACCAGCCGGTGAGTCGATCATGGCTAGTACCCGATGCAGAAGACCCGTACACCCGTAATGGAAGACAGGTCATTGGTGTTGGGAACCTCTTTCAGTGCGCCAAGGCCGATGGTCGCGCCTCCCGACTTCAGGGAGAGGTGCGTATCGGCGGTCACGCCGACTCCCGCCGTTACGGGGAAGTCGTCGAGCGTCTGAGATCCGGCGGAGCCCACCAAGACACCTTGGGCATAGGCTTTGATTTTGTTGTTCGTGTAATCGAACTCGTAGGTGAGTCCACCCTTGGATTCGATTGAGACGAACTCGAAGACCCGCATCCCGACATCCGCGGGGGTGAAAGACTCGCCCCCTGTCGGATAGGATGAATCGAAATCAACGGTGACGCGGGCCGCCGACAGGCTCCCGATGTTTTTGTACCAATCACCGCTCTTTGTGACAGTTAGCGCCATAGTCAATCTCCTTTAGTGTGTGGGTCTGACTATGGGTTATGGTGCACCGCCAGGACCAGCCGAAGCCCAGACCCGGATATCGACAGGAATGTGCTTCAGCACTTCGTCGGTCGAACCCGACGCAAGGGCGATCCCGACCCACAATTCCTGCCCATCCGTGCCGAAGGCATCCACGACCGCCGCACCGGCGACGACTGGATCGCCTTCGGAGATTGCGTTGGTCGTCATCAGGGCTGGCGTGACCCCGTAGCACTGCACCCAACCGTACTGCCCGTGTGTGATGCCGTCCGCGCCGCTGACGATCCCGGCGACCGTCCAAGCTTCGTCACCATCCGCGGCGTCTTCGACTTGGTAGGTGGCGATCAGCTCCAGGTCGTCATTCGCCGCCAATGCCGCGGAGTAGGGGTAGTCGGCTTCCATCGTGATGACCGTCGCCGTGTTCGAGGCGACGATGCTCATTTCGCCCTCTGGGGCCGCGCCCGCGCCTCCCGCATCGTCGAGCACGAAGGCAATCATGCCGTCATGCCGATTTGCGGTCAGGCCGCTCGTTGTGGCGCTGGTGGTAGACCCTGCGCTGATGTTGGTGATGGTCGTGGTCTTGACATTCGCGCCGTCGCTGGCATAGGCCATCAACTCCGCTTTGGCGATGGCTGATCCGTTGACGTTTTTGACATACTGGAAAATACGTGTACCGAACCGGTCGTGCATGATCGACAACGCGCCGGGCGTGTACTTCTGCACGCTGTCGTCGGCGTTCAGATCGGTGTGACCGATGCTCTGCAAATGCTTGAGGTTGAGAAAGAGATTAGACGAACTGGACATAGGGGACTCCTTTACCGCCCAGCGCGGCTGGAAAGCGGTAGATTAGACGGCACGGCAATCTGGGATTCCGCTTTGAACGGCGTGAGGTCGGCGCCCAAGCGTTTGAATCCCATCGTCGCCAGACGTTGGGGGACGAACCGCAGCTTTGGCCGCGGAAGGGTTCCGCCGGTCAATGTGCGGGTCAGGGTACACAGGGCCATCACATCGAACTCACGGACAGTATGACGACCCTGTGTGACACGAATCGTCGTACACTCGTTTTCCAGCGCCACACGCACCGCATATTGCGCCACCAATTCTGGCGGCCAATTCGGCGGCGCTTCCACCGACAGTCGTTTCTCCTTCCGCAATCCCTGAATCGTATCAGGAGTCAGACGGAGATACCGGACGGTGTTCAGCGCTTTCGTGCGAGCGTCCGACATGGGTTTAGCTCAATCCGCTCATGCGGCCCTGCATCCGCGGGGATCGGCAGATGAGGTTGCCCCAGGTGATAAGCTGCCCGATTGACATCTGCTGGTTCGTCGGCTCCATCGGGCCACGATACCGGAAGTCATAGCGGCGATGGAGGTACAGCCTCCACCACTTCGTATTGAGGAAGTACAGGAACCCGGAAGGACAATGGCTGTCCACGGTGACGGTCGCGCCGTTGAACCGGAACATCTCCATACCCGCATCGCGGTCTTCGGGTGCGCCGTTGTAACGATCCTGCGGCTGCAACCGTTCCCAAATGCGATTCCAGAGGGTTTGCGTGGTGACGATCAAATCCGGCTTCTCGCGTCCGACGATGCAGGAGCCGAACTGCACGTTGACGTTCGCCAACGAGAGCGCCCCACCGGTCGTATCGTCCACAGCGCAGCGGATGGCCGCGCCCGGTGAGTTGGCCGTCGAGCCGCGGGTGATGCCGCCGTAGGTGCCGGTGCGAGCCACGCCGTTCGCCAACCCATCGAAGTCTTTGCCCCCGTTGCCGGTCCCGTCCGCAAAAATCTGCGTCGAGAGATCCTCAATGAGGGACAACTCGCAGGTCTCCATCGCGGCTTCAACGAGGTCGAACGTCTGCTCCGGCGAGTCGTTCAACTCGACATCAATGACGTTCAGGTTGAGCGGGGAGTAGACGAATTTCCAATCGAACAGCATGGAGGTGCTGAACTCGGTCGTGGTCGTGTCGAACAGGTCGCCACGTCCGTAGGAGCTGGCCGGGAACCCCGTGTAAATGAAGTTTTCACGGATTTCCGACCCGCCGGACAGGATGACGCTCTCACGATCATAGAGGCGCTGCCAAACCGGTGAGGAATTGAAAAACGCATCGGCAATGCCGGGCCGACGATTCTGCCCGGTCGAGACGATAAAATTACTGAGAACTTCTGTTCTGGTAGGAGGTGCCATAGGGTACCTTTAGGGATGTCGATCAGCCATTCTGCAAGGCAGCCAGGCCGTCGGCTCCGTACTGGTTATTCAGCTCCGAGATGACCGCTTTGAAACGGCTGTCGCGGTCAGCAGGAGCGGTGTTGGTGGGTTCCGGTTTCTTGAAGATCGACCGATTGCCGAGAGAGGGGACGGCGTGTTTGCGCGACTCCTCTATCTGCTTTTTGCTCTCTTCAAGCTGCTTCTTCATGTCCTCCATCTGGTCACGCAGTGTGAGCAGTTCTTCAGCCGCCTTCATCGGGTCGTGCTTGTTGGGATCGGCAAAGCGGAGCGTTTCCTGGTTCATCTGTTTCAGGTGCTCCACACGGTCTTTGGGGAGCCCTTTCTCCAGCATCGACCAGTACAGGCGGGCCTGGGCTTGCTCACGGTCGCTCAAGACGCGATTAAATTCCTCGGTCTTGGCGGCGATGACCTGTTGGAGTTGCGTATTCAAGTAGGCTTGGGCTTGCTCGAATGAGCGACGACTGGCCTGCTCGATCAACGCCTCTTGTTCCTCCTTGGTGAGGAGCGAATTGACGGCGTTGGTCATCTCTTTACTGACCTTCTGGCCGTTGGCCTTGGCCTGTGCCCATTGCTGGAGGTCCGCTTGGTTGGCCTGATACCACTGGACGAGCGGGGTGACTTGCTGCGCCCAGGTTTGGTATTGGGTCAGTTGTTTGGCGTAGTCGTCGTACTGCTTGCGAAGGGTGCCGAGTTCGTTGCCTTGCTCGCCCAACTTCTTTTCGAGCTGCGCATAGGCGTCTTCCATTTCGGCCTTCGACTTGTACTTCCCGTTGAGAAAGGTTTCGACGGCTTGCTGAGCGGCAGCGTCGGCTTTCTGCGTGGACATATGTGCGATCCTTTCCGGTATCCCGGTGAGTGGGGCGGAAACCGATAGAGAGTGAAGACGTGCCGAATGATTAAGCGGACGGTCCCTCGCGGAGCATTGCGATGCTCATCGCCAGACGCGCTTTCATCATCGGGTTGGGTTCCACCTCCATCGCTTCGTGCAGCGTATGGAGGGAGGAGGTAATGAGGGATTGTGAGGTCGATTGCGGCTGGGTCAACAACTCGTAGAGCTTTGCGAACATCGGCTCAGCGTCCGAGGCGGTTTGTGTCAGGCCGGAGACGAGTGGGAGGTCGGATGCGGAGTCAACCGGAGGCGCGGTGTCCTCCTCGTCGTCCCGTTCGTCCTCCTGTTCGTCGTCCTGTTCGCGGTCCGACAGCATGGGTTACTTGTTGATCCGCTTCGTGGAGGTCGGATTGGACGCATTCGCATCCTTGGCGGGCGAATCCAACACTTTCTTGGACGACCATTTCGAATAGGGAGCACCTTGCTTCATGGCACAACTCCTCGTGAGGGTGGAAGGGGGACGGGCGTGAGCTTAGACCAACCCGGCGGTCGGTCGCATGAGGCCCTGAAGGGCCGTCAAGATGGCAGGTGGAATCGCGCCGGGCGGCATTCCGGCGGGGGGCGTCATCGCGGGAGCCGGTCCGCCCATCGGGGGCGGGACTTCCGGTCTCATCGGAGCGGGGGGTCCGCCCATCGGAGGCATCGGTTGACCGGCGGCGGCCATCATCATAGGGTTGGGCGGTCCCATCGGACCCGGCGCGGGTGCGGCCATCAGAGGATTGGGCGTGCCGCCCGACATCAATTGCGGGAGCAAGCCGGATTGGGCAAATCGAGCGAGGGTCACGAGCTGGTCGGCTTGACCGAGCGTACCCTGCCCCATTTGGACGGGGGAGGGTTGCGATTTGGCTTGTTTGGCCGCTTGGCGCTCAGCGCCCGCAGCCTGGTCTTGCAGTTCTTTGGCACCGAGCGCCGCCAGGAAGCCAATCGAAAACGATGTGGCGTCGGGGGTGCTGGCCGGATCGCCGGACGGACCGGCGACGAGGGTACGGAGGGTCGAGAGCACGGCGGGATCGTTCATAGCAGGCAAGGCCTCCTGGCGGGGGCGGCGACGGCGGGGGAGAACGCCGTGAGGAGAATTATACCACTAGCTGAGGTTGAGTGTCAAGATCAAGGAGGTCAGGATTCGGGCGGAGCAGACGGCCTATCGTGGCAGGTCGATTCGTCGTCCATCGCCGGATGCGGCATGGTGTAGGAGGGCGCGACGCGAGCGCACGTCGGGACGACGGACCCGTCGGGGATCGTACACGTCCACTTTTCGACATAGAGAATGTGCCCGTCTTTGTAGACTTGCACGGCGTAGTCGCCCGCGACCGTGGTTTGATAGTGGAGGGAGAGCGCGTCGAGGACCGGGCGGCTGACCGGGGCCCCCGAAGCGCAAGCGGACAACAGACACAGACTCGCAAGACTGAGCGATTTCATCGACCACCTCCGGTGCTGAGGGCTTGATTGGCGGCGGTGCGGGCGGCACCCTGGGAGAGCGTGTCCTGCGGCATATGCGCGGCGCGTTTCGCCATCCATTCCTCGGCTTCCTTCATCATGCCGTCCGGGTCTTGAAAGTCGGCGGCTTGCAACACATAGCGTCCGCTGACGAGGCCCAGCGCGTTCAATTGCATCGCCATTTGAGCGCGATGGAGGCGCGATCCGGGGGCGGACGAACCCGGCAACACGCTGAAGCGCGTATAGCGGAAAACGTCTTGGCGCTCCTGGTCGGTGAGCGGCTGACCGGCATCGTTCAAGAACAATTCATTCCGCTTGAACGCATAGTCCAGGGCTTCGCCGGTCGGTCCCATGATTTGGAAAATGCGGTCGCTGGTCATGAATTGAAAGATACGGGCAATGATCTTGTTGCCGACGCGGGTAAAGAGATCTTCGAGGCGCGAGGCTCGCGCCCGCGTCATCAAGTTCGCGCCTTCTTGAAGTCCTTCGACGGCTTGGCCGGATTGCAGAGAGCCGGGGTTTTCCCCCAACGTGACATCGGTGATGCCGCAGAGGAGTTGCGCGAAGGAGAAGATCATGCGGGCGATTTGGACTTTATCCGCACCGAACGGTTTCGGTGGTTCGATGCTCAGCATCTTGTTCGGCCCGCCCTGCTTCCGCAGAATGAGCGAGGAGCGAATCTTGTTCAATTGCTTCATCTGCTTGGAGTCGAGCACATCCGCGTCCATCAGGACGGTGATGAAATTCGTGAGGATCTGATTCTCGACCAGTCCACCCGCCAGCATGTTGAAGGACGTCTGGAGACGGCGAAGCCGCATGGTTTCGCTCCATCCCCACGGATGTTCGGGATCGACGCCCCAGTCGAACCAATCGACGGGAATGAGCCCGTCCCAGAAGGGATTGGGGCCGTCGCTCAGCACCACATCGTCGGTGAAAATGAGATGACGCCCGTGCGGGAACAGAAGCATCCCATCGGGGCTGAGTTGGCGATCCTGAATGAACGCCTCCCACACCACGGCGCGGGCGATGGCCCCCTTGCGGGTGGCGGTCGCGTCGCGCTCGCGTTTGCGCTTGAGCAAATCGGGCAGCGGCGAATCGACTTCACGCCGAGCGGATTGCGGCGTGCCGACGGGAGCGTCCGCGACGACCAATGCGCCGCGTCCGGGGAACCGTTGTTTCAATTCGCTGACGGGGCGTACCCGTTTGATAAAGACATACTCGGCGCGGTCGAAAAAGCCCGCCTCAACCGTCAGGGGATCGACCAACACTTGGTCTTTGCGGAGGACTTCGAAGAAAATCTCGTCGTTGATCGGGTCGTAGCCGGTGTAGAGTCCGGCGGAGCGGCTGATCGCGGCGTTGTGGACCATTTTGAAGGTCTGGCGCTGGAGGTCGCTTTCCTGCCACACGGCGGTGATGACTTTCTCCAACACCTCCGCGGTTTTCTTCATCCCGACTTTGCGGTGTTCGACGCGGAGGATCGGACGGTTGTCCGTGAGACTGGCGCTCATGCGGTCGATGAAGGCTTGGACAAAATTGGCGTCAAACAGGCGATCCTTCGGCCCGACTTCGCCGCGATACAGCTTCAGGTCGTCGTCCTCGGTGAGTTCGTCGGAGCGCGTCAGCACGTCCTCTTTCCACCGTTCGGCCTCTTGGCGCAGGTCGCGCAGTCGATCCAGCAGGCGTTGTTCGTCGGCCCCGATGGGGTTGGACGTGAGAATTTGCGGCGGAAGATCGGACATCGGTTAGCCTACCACCTGTTTGCGCGGTGTCGGCGCTTCGACCCCCTTCGGCGTCGTGCGGAGGGCGCGTTGATGGCGTAATTCCGCGAGTCCGGCGCTCACGGCGCACGGTTCGCGGTCGTCGGTCGGGGCGCAAAAGCGTTGGTCCCGGTGCGCGGGGATGAAGGACACGCGGCACCACTCGCAGTCCCGGGGGCCGAGCGCCACCGGCTCCGCTGTGCGATACCCGCGCTCCATGTGCGGCGATTCGCTGATGGGGCTGTTCAGCGCTTTTTGATCGTAGGCGCGGGCGATGTAGCCGAGGAGATACACCGCGAGGGGCCGATTGGCGGTCGCCGCCAATTCTTCGATCATCTCGCGGACGTGGGCATCGGCATACGCGAGGAGGGTGCGGCAGGCGCGGTCCAGATCCTCGAAAGGGGAGACGGGGATGGTGGGAGCGAGATGCAGATCGAACTCGACCGGGCCTTGGTCGATCACCGGTTGACTGACACGTGTGGGATACTCCCGACGATCCTTTTGTTTCGACATACCGAGGTCCTCTAGTGATTGGTGCGCTTAGTGATAGGCAGTGTCGCCGGTCAGCCACTCCATCGCATGACCCATGTCAGGCGTCCCAGCCAATTCGTGGTCAATATCATGAAACAGATGATCCGGGTGCGCCAGCGTCGTCGGCTCCCGGTCTTCGAGGGTGAGGGACCGGGGGCGGTCGTCTGAGGCGCTGAGGAGCGCCAGCATGTAGGCGTTGAGGAGATCGTCGTGGCAGCCGGTGCGTGCGCCCCATTCGTCGAGTCCGATAGTGCGGAAGTCCCGCATCTCTTGAACCAGGGCAGTCGAGTGAATCCTTGGTTGTTCCCGCTTAAGCAGCTGAACGGCATTGGTGACGAGCAGCGATTTGTCGCGCTTGGTGTAACAGAACCCGGCTCGATTGGAGATTTTGCCAGTGGTGTCGTCGCGGCGGCGGTTCAGCCAGAGATTCGGATAATCACGGCGCTGGAGGTCGTGGAGAAGGGCATGACCCCACCCGCCGGTGACATCGGGGATCAGTTGGGCTCTATTATAAATCATTCCGGTCCAAAACACAAGATCGAGAAAGTCCTCGTCGGCGGGATTCCAGTGCCCACGGGCTTCGGCCACCTGTTCGAGGGTATCGCGGCGGACGACTTCCAGCGCGGTCCAATCGCCGTCGTGGCCTCCGGCGGGGTCGATCCCGATGTCGTAGAATACGCCGTCCTGCGGGGCTTCCCACACCTCCAGCGCACCGCCGTAGGAGCGGCGCAGACCCTCGTTGGTTGCGAGGTGGCGGGTGCCGGGACGTATGTGGTCGGCCAGGTAGTCGAGCGTGCTGTCCTCGAAGGTGCGGGTGGTGCCGCCGGGGATGATCCACGATTCTTCCCAGGTCATCGGGAAGTTTTCAAGGAAGCGTTCGGGTTCGGCGGCATATTTGCTGCGCTCGTTGCGCCACCACACGATGTTGGCGGGCGTGAGGTCCGGGATCACCTCCATCAGGTGGCGCTCTTCGGCGGTCAGCGTGAAGTCGCTCGGGACGGGGCGCTGGTAGAGCTCGTGCATATACCACGGAATGAAATGGAACTCGAACTCTGTTTTGCCGTCGCGGGCGGCTTCCGCGAACCGTTTGAACCACTCGCCGCCGTAGAAACTGGTGCTCTCGATGATGACGATGGACGGATCGACGCCGCGGGCTTCGCTGAAGGTTGGGAAGAAACTGGATTGCACGTCCTGCGCGTTGGGGTAGCGAGCGGCTTCGGTCATGTGGACGAAGTGGTTCATCTCGCCCGCCCCGACGTTTTTGTTGCGGGAGTGTCCGGCCAGAATGCGCCCGTGCCGGTCGGGGAAATCCATCTTGAATTTGGAGAGATATTCGGCTCGCGGTTTGAGCGGCGCGGGGAGGTTCGCGTAGAACTTGGCCATCGCATCGAATCGCTCGATGGCTGTGGGTTCATCATACGACATCACAAAGGAGTTGTAGTAATTGCGAAAGGCGGTGCGATGCAGCATCATCGAGCCGGAGAGGGTACTGGCCCCGACTTGACGGGCTTTGCCCCAGATTTGCCGGATGAACCCCGTGCGCTTGTGCTGCGCTTTCATCCGGTCGAACAGATAGCGTTGGACGCGGTTCAGCGTGAGCGGCGGAAAACCGACGGCGGTTTTGGATTTGACGCGGAGGTAGTGCTCGGCAAAATACGTAAACGACCGCTCACAACGGTCGAGTTCCCGCATCCAATAGACGCGGGATTCCGGTGTGGTCACGAAGTCGGAAGACATGCGTAAGCCCGGCGGGCGACACGACCGCTAACGAACGGCGCGGATCAATTCCAGGTCGCCGGTCCGCCGAATGTGCCGATAGTGGCGGACGGATCGTCCGGTTCGGTTTCTCGGCTGGTGTAAATCTGGATGGATGGCGGGAGGTGGGTGTCGAGGGCTTGGCTGATATCGGTCAGCGCCTTGAGCAGGGCGTTGTTGATCTCACAGACACGGGCCAGCTTCCGCAAGCAGGACACGAGCAAGGCGACGAGCCCGATATTGACCGCCAGCAGGACGAACGCCAGGACTTCAATCATCGGGGTGATCCTTTCTCTCGCAGGCAAAAGCCCACGCCACGAGACCGAGCCCCGTGACAAAGACCACCGCCCAAATCGCGCCCAAGAGTACGGTCAGCATCGTGGGATCTCCCTACTCTTCGAAGTCTAGGTTGAGAATTTCCATCTGCCGCACGTCCGCCAGCCAGCGTTGCACGCTATCGGTGTCGCGGTGGCTCCGGGCCGGGCGACGTTCAAGCCCATCTTCCCACTCTTGGTCGTCGTCGTCAAGCCAAATTGTGCATGCGTCGTCAGACAGGAGCTCATCGGAGTCGGGTGGGGTGGTCCGGCGATTGGGTTTTTTCCGGCGCATCGCTTACACTTGTTCTTTCTCGCCCTGTCCGATGGTGCCGCCTTCAAGGGTTTTACTGATCGTCGCCATCGAGGAGCAGTTTTTGCATACCATCACCCACAGCCCTTCCATTTCCCGGTGGACGGTCAACGGCGATGCGCAAAAGGCACACCGTTTCTCGTGGGTGGTGGTGATTTGGCCCGCTTCCATGAGCGTTTTAAATTCTTTTTTGAGGATGTCCCAGGCCAGGGGGTGCAGGGTGTAGAGACAGGTATCGCCGGTCGGTTTGGTGATGCGCACAGCCGGTCGGCGGTCGTCCAGCACCACTTTCTCGTCCTGGCGGGCGGTGCGCCAATGCTCGCGGAAGACATCGGCGCGAACCTCAACCAAGACTGTACCATTTTGGAGTCGTTGAATCAACATAGGCAATCAGGGGGGCGGGTGGGGTACAGCGGAGGTGGGGATTGGGGGCCGATTCGGCGCGGCCCGGCGTGACCGTCAGGTGGTTTCGCTGAATTCTCCGAAATCTTCCTCGATCACTTCGCCTTCGACCATGTTGAGAATATCCATGATTTGCTGGCGTTTGTCGGGCGGGAGGTCGCCCAACCGGGGAATATCGCGTTGGCTGGTGATTGTGGCGTTGATATGGAGCGTCGAGCCGTGGCGCAGTTTCAGCAGGATGGATTCGACTTGGAGCGCGGCTTTGGTTGCGAGGAATTCCAATTCGGAATTGCTAATCTGGAACGAGTCCTCCGCAAGGCGATGGAGTCGGTTAAGATCTGCAAAGGCTGCGTGGACGAGTTGCGCATCAAATCGAGACAGAACTGTCGATACACTGCCTCGGGGACTGCCTGAATCTGCGAGGACAGGCGGGTTCTGGCTTCCGGCGAGAGCCGCGCGATAGCCAGATCCCGACGGGCTTTGCACAGACCCAGGATCAGCACCCATTTCGGGTTGATCCGCACGGTCCGCTTGCCCGTCACCCAGTAACTCCTCGGGTAGTGCCGGAAGAATCGGCGGACTGTCCGCGGGTCGATGTTGAGGATCTGTGAGACGTGGGAAATCGGTATCCATTCGGCAAGATTGCGGGGTGGAAGGGTGGACTTACACGAATACACCGGCACGTAGGGCATGACGAGCGGAGTCAGGGCTGTCGGCGGATGGCTTCGACCGAGATTTGCAGCTTACACAATTTGGTGTGGGGGTCAAGCGTCGGCGGTCCAGCCAGAGCAAAATCGCGCACGATAAACGTTTTCCCGACATCATCGACACCGATCACGAAGGAGCCCAGGCGCGTCCCATCGGTTTTGCGGATATCCACGACGATCCCCTCGTCTTGGACAAGCCGCAGCTCGGCGGCTTTTGCTATGTGGCGTTCGCTCAACACGGCTGTATTGGTGATGCTGGGCAGGATGGTGGTGTCAGGCAGCGTGGGCCATGCGGGTCGTGGCGACGCGGCTGCCGTGTGTGGGGAGACCTGGATGATGCCGGACGAATCGGTCGTATCCTGCGGGCTGGACTGTCCGGCGGTCGCGGGCCCCAGAAACCCACGAAGCCCAGGGACGGTCGTTGCACCCTTTGTGTGAGTTTTCATGCTTCTATTCTATACTCCTTCCCGCCATAAATCAAGATCGAGCGGCGGAGGATGGGGACCTGGGTGACGTGGAATAGGCCGGACTTGTCCACTTGGACGACGCTGAAGCCCTGTTGCCAGTCCGGCCACTGCTCATATTCGGGGTCCAACCGGCAGAGGCAGCCGTTTTCATAGGCGGCATACGCCCCGCCCATGTTGCGGTGGTAGTACACGCCGAGGCGGTGGCTGTGGCCGACCAGGACGCTGATGCCGTACTTTTCGAAGTGAGCGCGGGCGGTGTCGCCGGAGTGTTTGCGGACGCGGCTGCCGTGCGTCACATAGAGTTTGCCAAGATGGATGCCTTGGCCGTAGGGTTGCCACTGAAAGCCGAAGTCCTTCATGCGCATGGCCGCGTCGAAGTCCTTGAACATCGCTTTGAGCTGGGGGTTACGCCAGATTTGCCGCCGCCAGCGATCCTCGTGGTTGCCGCCGATCCACCACCGGTCTTTTGCGCATCGGCTCAGCGCGTCCATCAACTGTTGGGCTTTCTCGATTTCAACCGACAAATCACTGTCGATGTCTGGATTTTTGGCGAAGTCCGAAATGTCGTAGGCGTCGGTGATGTCGCCGTTGAGCACCACACCGTCCGGTTGAAGGTCCCGGACGAACGGCAAGACCAACCGATTCAACACCCGCTGGTCTTCAAACGGAAACTGAATGTCGCTGAGCACGATGTAGGTTTTCATCGGTCTGAATCAGGCTCGCCTCCGTTCGACGGTAAAGCGCCAACGCCCCTCCACGCTGCGATACTTGCGGATGCGGTACATCGGTTGCAGTTGAAAGCTGGTCGTGACGGCGACGACGTGCGCGGGGGCTTGGTGATGGGTGATGACGAGGTATGTGGCGGTGTCGTCCGTTTCCAACATCTCACAATCCGCGGTGACATCCTCCCACCGCTCCGCTCGATTGGCCGCTGAACGCCGCCGTGCCACGCGCATCAGTATAGCAGATTTCCACTAGGCGTCAAGGTCGGCCTCCACCCCCCTCCCCCCTCCCCCTTTCCGGGGGTACCCCCCTCCTGGCGCGAGAAGTCCGGCCAGTTGTCACCATACACCAATTTGTGAACACCCCGGTTATCCCCAATTTATCCACAAGTTATCCACAGCTTATCCACAGCCTATCCACAGCCTTTCCACAGCTTATTCACAGCCTTTCCACAGCCTTTCCACAGCCTTTCCACATCCCCCAATTGTGAGGTATGGATCTTGCAGGGGATGCAAGGACCGTGCCTGCGGGCGGACTGACCAAACTGCCCCATGGTGGGGCACAAATGCGCCACACTCTCATTGGAGCTTGCCAGGGTAGCCTGGCTTAACCCTGAGGAAACACACGGTAGGAGGCAGTAGCC